TTCTATGATTAAATTCTTACTCATTTATTATTTCTTTTTACCTTCGTTTTTTGCTCTCAATTTAGCCAAATCATCACCACCTATTTTACCATCACCATCAACATCTAATTTATGTTGGTTACCAACTAACCCCTCTACCTTTGCTTTATAGATGGTATCAACTGTCGTAAAGAACTTCTTCTTTTCTTCATCTGATTGCAAGTCTGCAGGAGAGTTGATTCCAAATTTAGCCATTACTTTGTTAAATACTTTTTGGTAATCTTCTTCTTCTTTCATTACCTCTTTTACTATTCCTTTAAGAGCTTCTCTTGTTAATTTAGCCATTGTATGTTAGTTTATATCTTTTTTAAAATTAATGCTCCACCTTTTAATGTTGATTTTGCATTTATATCTTCAAACCCATATGCTTTAAATATAGGTCTTCCCAAATTTCTCATTCTCACCGCTTCCTTTACATCTTTAAACAAAATAGCATATCCACCATTTTGTAATGATTTTATTTCATCGTAAGTTTGTAATCCGTATTTTTGTATTAAGGATTCCATATCTTTACGAAATTGCTTTGGGTCTTGTTGTAATTCATTTACATAATTACCCAATCTTCCCAATCTCTCCTTTATCTTATAAATATGACTATTTGTACGTTTCCAAAAAGATTCATTAGATAAATTATTCTCATGCTTCAACATACCATACCATTTCATAAACTTTTCAATTTCATCTATTTGTTTACGAACTTCTCTGATACCCAGTCCTATCTTTTGTTTTGGAGAATATTCTGCATTGTTTCTCATTTCTAACCAACGATTTTCAGAAACAATTTGACCATGTGCCAAATCTGCTAATTTCTTATCTTGCTTTTTCTTTTGTTTCTTACCATTTGAAAATGAAAATGGAGTTTGATAAATGTCAAAAGCAGCTGTGGTATTACCCGCTGCTGCTCCATCTTCTTCGGTAGCTAATGTTTTAATTAACTCCGATAATTTTTTTAGGTATTTACTTTCCAGTTGCATTTAATAATTCCTTTTTTAATTCATAAGAAATCATTATAGCTGAAATGTGATTATCTTTGATTTTTTTAGTTTCTCCTATTTTCTTTAACTGATTTATAGTTTCGGTTAATTTAATTTTGGTTACTTTATCATTGATTTTTTTAGAAATCGCTACAAAATCATTCTTTAATTCTGTTACTTTTGTTTGTATGTTTTCAGAAAGAGAATCTTCGTTTGTATATGAGTTTATGTATGTTTGTAGTAAACTCTTTTGACTTTCATCTAAAGTTTTGTATTTTTTGTTGAATGAGTCAACTAATATTTTATAGCTTAAATCCCTTATATCTTTATCTTCCTTTTTGAAAGATTCATATATTTTTTCTTCTATGTTTTTAGAATTAGAAGTTTTAGCCGTTATATGCTCTATGATTGTTATTTTTGTATTTAAAAAATCTTTAGGGTCATACACCGATTCTTTTTGTGCATTATATTCAAATATTTTGTATATAGATGCTAATATTTTATAATTAGGAATTTGAGTGTTTAAGAAACTATCCAAATTATAACTTTCTTTAATTTCTTTAATTAACTCATACTTCTCTCTTAAAATTTTCTTTTCATTTAATTTAGAACGAGTTTCTAAAATAGCGGTGATAAATTTTTCAGCTCTATTTTCTACTCCGTATTTTTCATTAACTAAAAAATGATATAGCTTCAATTCATTATGCAATTCTGTTTTTGAATTGAAATATTTTTTTAACAAATTTTCAGCAATAGATTTTGGTCTTCCGTTTAAAATATCAGACGTCACTTGTCTTACTAATAGTTCAAATATAAAGCCTGTGTTTCTAAACTTCGAGTGTTTTATTGATTTCATAATGTTATTTTCCTAATATATAAATATACAGATTTAAATTTCGAATAAGTTTTCTTCATCCATCATATTTTTTCCTTCGTGGATTATCTTCTTTGGATTGAATTTTTCTTTCAATTGTTTCATAAATGATTTACGAAAATCGGATTCAAACATATTTTGGTTTTCCTTATTACCCAATGGGTCTCTACCAAATTTTGAATCATCCTTTTGGTAACGATTTGCCGATTTTGGTCTACCTGCTTTATTAGCTTCCTCTACTCCTAAATCTTGTTCTAAACTTTTAATTTGTTGTTCTGCATCTACACCATCATCCTGTTGGTTATCATCTTCTCCTTTAAATTTACCCAATTCACCATTAACATCTGTTTTTTGTTGGTCTGCTTCTGCTTTAGGGTCTTGTCCTGCTGTTTCAATTTGTGTTAAGCGGAATCTTTCTTTCGCATCTTTAACTAACATTTGTCTCATTTCCTCTGATTCCTCATCTGTGAAATGGAAAACATTTTTGTATATCCACTCAACTGGAACTATTTTGTTATCTTGCATATCTCTCGCCAAATTAACTTTGTTTGACCATAAGTTAATTTTTTCTTGCTCAGCAATTGTTGATGGGTTTGTTAATTCCAATTCGAAATTTACTAATCTCTCATCTGTAATCCCTTGTGCATATAGGTGAGTCATACCAATTTTGTATAATTCACTAATTATAATCTTTTGCAATCTATCAATAGTTCTTGCAAAACGAACATCTTCTGCTGCTAATGTAGCTTTACCACTAACGTTTTCTTCATATCCTAAAAATGCTTTTGGAACTTTTAAAGCAGCCATAAACTTATTTTTAAGATAATTGATATCATCAATTGCGGTATATTCTAAACCATCCAATGTTTCAACATCAGTACCACTATCACTACCTCTTACCGGGAAGTAATAGTCTTCCATAATGTTTTGAATATTGAATTTTAAGTTATAATCACCTGTGTTCTCATTGATATATGGTTGCTTTTTAGATTGAGCAATAATTCTCTTCATATAGTTCTCAACTTCATGTGGAGGAATATTACCAATATCAATTTTGAATTTTCTTTTCGCAGGAGCTCTCGTAATACGATGGATTAACATCGCATCTTCCATAAGTGTTAATTGTTTCCAAACTCTTCTTGCTCCTTCTAATATTGATTTACCATAAGGTAACCAGTTAGTATCTGCTAAATGACGGAAATGGGCAATCTCATAGTTATCATATTCAACTTTTTGCCCTGCTGAATACGTTGAGCGGACAGTAATTGGTGTTTGGATAAACTTTACTTTTTGTAAATGGTCTTTATCATATTCCTCAACTCTATTCATTTCATAAACCGAAACGGGTTGTACTGATACTATTCCCAATTCAGGTGCTATTTCTAATACTAAAAAGAAATCTCCATATTTACAAAGATTTCTAATCCAAGGCCATAAATTAAAATCAACATTTAAAATATCATAAAATAAATTTTCTAATATTTCTTTTATTTGTTCATCCGATGAGTTAATTGCTAATACTTTTCCGTACTCATTTCTTGTTGTACATTCATCCGCATAGATATCCAACACCGATGCTATAATCGGGTCATTATCCATTGCATCATAATCTCTAAAAAGTTCTTGTCTAATTTGTTGATAGGCAATATAATTCTCATAGTTGTATTGTGTAGATGAGGTGGTCATTCTTAAGAATCTATCTCTCAAGTTTGTTGATACCGCCTGTGTTTCATCATAATCAACTACCTTAATCTTTTTACCACCGACATTACGAATAATTACCTGTCCGGTGAAAAGTTTTTTTAGCCTACCAAATATTGTTGTATCTGCCATTTAATTTTATTTTGTTAAATATACTTAATTATTTTGTTACTACAAAATTTTTTGGTATATTATTGAAGTACATATACTGAACCGGTTGTTACGTTTAACACCGATGCATAACATGGGAATACTTCTTTACCCGCTAAAACATTTAATGGAATAGTTCCACCACCTTCTAAAGTTAATGTACCTTGTGATGAAGAAGAAACAAATATTCCCCAATGTTTAGGAGCATCATCTATTAGATAATACGGAGATTCTGCCGATGTAATTGCTGTACTTTTATACGCTCTGTAATTTGTCATTTTATTTTTATTTTATTCGTTCTATAATATATAAATATAAAGTTATCTGCGAATTGAGGACCTATCTATCAACCAAGTTAAATCTTCATCCTCAGCTTGCCCATTTACTTTCATTTTATAGGGGTTTTCTCTAAAGTCAGTTGATGAGTAGAACATTTCATAAGAGGTCTGTGTTATTGCTCCTAATGATGTTCTTGTTAAATCTATACCTTCTTGTCTTAAACGAAGTGCAGTATCTCTAATCCACAACCCAATACCTAATGCAAATATAAGGTCATCGTTGTAACCTCTCATTGCTTCTGCTCTACTAGCTGGTCCCCATATGAATACAAAAAATTCATCCATTATTCTTTTACTCTTTAATACAACTGAATTTTCTTTCATATAGTTATCAATTTTAGATACTATTAATGGTCTTGTTTTTGATGATATACCAAAACCTGGTGTCATATTTTTTTCTTTACGATACCATTTGTTTGTCCATTGTGTATCTATATCAACATATTTTATATCATCATTTGAATAAAATAAATTTCTATATTCTCTATCTAATACTTGTTGTATGGTTGCCCATCCAATATTTGCATTATCTATAATAAGTAATGCATCATTATATTCTGTTGCTGCGTTTACTAAAAAGTTTCCAAATTCTTTTGGGTCCAACTTTCCTTTATATTCGGCAACTTGCTCACAATTTTCTAATTCTATTATATGAAATGCAGAATAATCTGCACCATCTCCTCTAGCCACATCCGCACATAATAAATAACTTTTAGTATAATCTGGTCTTTTCCATATCCAAAAATTACCATCAAATCCTTTTCTTTCAATTGGTTCTTCTACTCTATCTAAATACTTTACTAAAATTTCAGAATCAATGACAGTATCACCTGTTGATATAAAGTCACAATCACATTCCTGTGCTGCTCCTTTTTTACCTAATTGTATTTCTTGTTCTTCTCTCCAACTTTGGTCTCTATCAGGATGTACTGTCCAATGGAGTTTAATAGGATTGAATAGATTTGTTTTATTTTCTGCACCAACCCATACCTGATGGAACCAGTTACCCACACCATTTGGAGTAGAAAGTGCAATACAACTACCACCCGTTGATAATGTAGATTGCGCAGATGTCCATATTTCTTCAATGTAATCAATGAACGCTGCCTCATCAAATACAAGTAATGATAAGGCTTCCGAACGACCTGCATCTGGTTTTGATGAAATTGCTTTAATTTGAGAACCATTTGTAAAACGAAGTGAAAGTTTGTTATCTTCCTGTTCCGTTACCTTTAACCAGGATGGGAGAAACTCATTCATAACTCTAACTTTAAGTACCAAGTTTTTTGCAACCTCTTGTTTAGTTGCAATTACAAGTACGTTAAAATCATTATTAAAAATCATTTTCCAAAGTGAAAATCCCGCCACCAAAGTAGAGATACCTAGCTGACGAGATTTAAGAACAACATTAAATCTGTTGTCTTTAAAATCAGATAATACATCCTCCTGAAATGAATAAAGGTCAAATGGAATTTTACCTTTAATTGGATGTTGAATCTTACAATATTTTCTCATAAAGTAAATAGGGTCAACGGCACACTTACCATATTCTTCCCTAATTACTTCTTTAAGAGATTTAGCCATAATTATTTTTTCAATTTAATCTTCCAATATACACCACCTCCGATGTATGGAGAAAGACTTCCATTAGTACCATCTGTTACTCTATTTGCAACACCTACACCAAGTTGATAGATTTTATCTTTTTTAGTTTTTACAATAACACCTGCACCTATATTTGAAACAACATCTGTTTTGTTAAAACCACCATTGAAACCATAGTATACTTGTGTTTTTGGCAATTCTTTAACAATAAGAGTTTCCTTAATAGTTCTTTCTTTTACTTTGGCATCAAACGTTCTACCTAATATTTTGTTTTGTGAAATTGTATCAGTTACAGCAACTGTCCCTAATGAATCAGGTAATACTAATACATCTTTGTATAATACTTTTGAATAGTAATCTTTTAATAATGCTGCAGTATCAATAACCGCAGGAATTACCACTTGCTTTTCTACAATTGTTTCGTGATAGATATCTTCACCTTTTTTAGTTACTAC